AATATTATCAAACTCTGCATCAATCTCAGAGCCTTTGACAATCTTATTAGCATCACCAGATACTAAAGAGTCTTTAGCTGTAAAGTTGGTTGTCTTTGAGTAATTTGTCATACTAATTTGCCTATGAGTGCTTCAGTCTTTAGTTCCTGTATTGACAAAGACCTTCCGTTAATTGTTGCGTCTACCCCAATAGTAGCTACTGCGCCTGATCCTGTTGATTTTACTTTAGCGTCTTCTACAATAATAGATGCGCTGTACTCTGCTTCGCTTGTGTTATACTCAGCAATCCCGTACTCTGCTATATTAGAATTTGATATTGTCAGTGCTTGCTTAGTGTATGCTTCTGTGTAGTCGTAGCCCCAGTTAAGAACAAGGCTACTACCTTGACCGCCAATAACTTTGAAGGTTAATTCTTTAAGTATTTTAAGTCTTGAAGGATCACCAAAAGCTAACGGCTGTGTGTAATACTTCATTGTGTAAGGGCTTGTGTCATCTAAGTAATCTTTGTACTGATTTATGCCCTTTGCTGTGCCTAAGTATACAGTTCCGTTTGACGCTATAGTTCCACAAAAAATTTTAGTGGAGGGCCAAGTTGTTACACGGTTGCTTCCGTCCTCTAGCGTACCTCTCATATCAAAACAGTACACAATAGAACTGGAAGGATAAAACAATAAGTAAAAAGCATGTTCCGGGCTGTATACTGACTTAATGTTACCTGTTTCTACACCTGTGTAGTAAATTATGTCATCCCGTACATTTTTAGACACGTTGCCAATAGGGTTAGACTTTTCTTGAATAGTCCTACCTAAGCTACGTACACCTGAGTCGGATAAAAATATAAGGTCTGTTCCTGTGTCCTGTACGCTGTCTCTAGCTATACAGCCAATGCCTGTAATAACATCAGCCAATACCATGCTTGCAGGGGCAGAAGCACCTGAGTACAATAGAATGCTTTGCTTACCAAAGATAACTAAAAAGTTGTTAAACTCTCTAATAGCTACAATTTCATCAAAGCCTGTAGGCCAAACTGTGGTTAAGTCTAAAGATCCTGACGTACCCCCTGTCCAATCGTCACCATCAAGAGTGTCGGAGAAAAACAAAGTGTACTTGTTGCCTGTGACATCCCCAGCCCAAAGCCTACCAAACGCAGCACAGCCTTCATTAGCGTCAGGAGCATTGGAAGACAGTACCCCTATAGTCCCCGCGCTTGTGGTGTACTCTAGTGCATCGTGTCCTCTTTGAAAGAAGTAAGCGTCACCGTTAAATGAGACAATCTTCCAGTTGTTTGCACTGACTGTCATGCTGTTTGTAGCGTCAGTTAATGTAGTAGTCCCTGTAAATATCTTATTGTTACCTGTAGAAAATACTACAATGCTTCCATCACGCTTAGTAAATTCAAAAATAGTCTCTATCCCTACACTAGAGCCTAATGGGGTGACTGAGCTAGTAATTTTATCTATGCCCTGTCTAGCACCAATCCTACCAAACTTATCAATGACAGCATTTTCTGCAATAGATGCAAAGGACGAATCTTGGTTGACAGGAGAATCTTGAGTGTTTAACCCACGAAACCCCGGCGCTCCTACGTATATGCTTTGTCTTTGTTGTGCCATTACGGAACCCTAAAAATAAATTCTTCTGGATTCTTGTATGCGTCTAGCGCAATCTCGTCTGATAAATGACGGTCTGCGATAAGGAAGTAGTCTTGTGCTGTCGTGCCGCCAGTCTCTCCTCTTTCTCTTGCAAGTAAAGCGACTGCTGCATGAACGATAGGATTAGAAGGCAATGCAGTCGTGTCTGTATCATTGCTTAGTGCGTTTTCCCTCGCTATTAAATCAAAACGTAAAGAGTAAGAAGCATCTGGTGTAGGATAAACAGTTACCTGTGTGTCCCCTGACCCGTCAACTCCTGAGAATGTGTAGTAAGCAGGCGCTCCGCTAGTAGAGCCAGCGTTGTACACTGCATTGTTTACCCATGTAGGAGTTTGGTAAGTAAGAAAAAAATTAGAGGTGTCGTTAATAACACTGTATACTTTAATACGCTCACCAGCATTTGTCAAGCTGTATTCTGAAGTTCCTGACGATGCTGAAACAACTACTGTAGTCCTGAGTGTAGACCAATCGTGTGCATTCTCTACTTGTGTCTTTGCATCGTTTACAAAGTCACCTACCATTTTAGAGTACGCTGTGTTAGCTACAGAAGACACTTCATCTTCTCGTAAGCGTCTAAGTACGCTGTTCACTAATGTTAAGTATTGTGTACTCATCCTATTATGTTCCTAAATAAACTTGGTGCAAACTCTGGTGTTTCATACATAGTTGCTCTTTGTACAGGTTCAGGAGCTTGGTACATCGGTGTAAAACCATAGTCTTCAAACAAAGTTTTAGTAACTCCTTGTGGGCTTAACATGCCTGCTGCAAGTCCTATTCCTAAGCCTGCGCCTAGACCTGCACCGACTCCAGATCCTTCTCCAGTTCCTTCGCCACTGCCGTCACCACCACCTGTACCGCTTCCTGTGCCTTCTCCTGTGCCTGTGCCTTCGCCTACATCACTAGGGTCACCTATCTCACCAGCGCCTTCTTCTTTGTCTGAGCTTCCCGTTGAAGGTGTTATACTACTATCAGAATCTTCTTCGTCTGCTGGCGCATCTTCAGAATTAGAAGCTGGAGATGTAAAAATAGGTAATTCATCGTCTTCTTCTTCTTCACCAGAAGACTTTGGCCCTGAATAAAAAGAACCTATAACATAATTGGGGTTTTCTTCTGCCTGTTCATCATAAAGGTCTTCGCCTGTTTTAGAATGTCTAAAAACACCGTTTCCTAGATACACCCAAGGAAACTCAGGGTCATCTCCTTCTAGCGGATCTTTTGTCCCACCTTTAGCTGCTCCAGGGGCTCCTTCAGCACCTCCACCGCCACCACCGCCAGCACTGCTTTCTTCTTCTGTAGTTTCTGTTACTTCTGTTTCTACAGGTGGCTCTACAGAAGGAGGTTCTATTTCTAAAGGCTGATCTTCAAAGTCTGGCTCAGTAAGGTCATCAACAACCTCAACAGTTATTTCTTCTTCTTCTCTAGCTTCAAGAGCTTCTTTTTCTAATCGTTGTCGTTCTCTTTCAGCCTCTGCTTCTGCTTCTGCTGCTACCCTAGCTTCTTCTGCTACTCTAGCTTCTTCAGCTACCCTAGCTTCCTCTGCTACCCTTTCTTCTTCTAATCTTTTTTCTTCAGCTAACCTAGCTTCCTCTGCTACCCTTTCTTCTTCTAATCTTTTTTCTTCAGCTAACCTAGCTTCCTCTGCTACCCTAGCTTCCTCTGCTATTTTAGCTTCTTGCTCTAATCTTTGAGCAACATCCCCAATACCGTCACCATCGCTGTCCTGCCACTCACTAGCGTCATTAGGAAACAAGTCAACAACATCGTATACACCGTCACCGTCTGTGTCTGTTGTGCGTTCTATACGGTCTTGTTCTTTTCTTTCTTGTATTTGTCTCAGTGCTGTTGTTTCAGCGTCCCTTAGCGCCTGTACTTGTTCTACCCTATAATCGTCCTGAGCGTCTTTGACAGCACCTAACGCTGCTTTTCTAGCGTCTTCAAACTCAGCCTGTGCTACACTAGCAGCAGTTCTTGCTTGGTTTACTTTATTAGTTGCATCTAGTTTAGCAGCATCTGCTCGTTTTTGTGCAGACTTGTATGAAGCATTCCTTGTTCCAAAACGCCTGCGTAAGTAGTCGGCGTAACCTTGGGCACTTGATACAGAGGCATTTGTTTCTTCTATTACAGTAGCAACATTATCTGCTGCTTCCTGTGCTTCTATTTCTGAAGCAGCTACTTGATTATTTGCGTCAATAACTTCCTGACGATCTTCTGGGTTTGTTAAAGACTCTACAGCAGCTTCTCGCGCAGCTTGAACTTCTGCTGCATCCTGTGCTGTTGTATCAGCAGCGCCCTGTTCTACAACTTCATTGTAAAATTCTTTAGTTTCTTCAGGAGTAGATAAGTACCCTACGTTTGTGTAAAAGTCCGTAAGTAAGGGATTAGAAGTTACTATCTCTAAAAATT